ATAGAGTTATGAAACTATGCAGCATCTGCCACGGCAATCACTCTAAGAGTAAATGTCCGTCGAAGTAGTATACTAAATGAAAGGCCCTAATCTGCGAGATGGGGTCTTTTTTAATTCACAGAACAAAGAGTTTATGCTATAATGTACCTACAAAGTTATCTCTATTTCCCTGGAGTAACAGCCTAAAACACTCCTATGGGCATCCGCCCGAATAGATTTCCCTTCTATTCCTATTGGCGATAGATCCGGCATAGGACATGGACGCGCAAAGCCATGTCCTCTATCGCTGTCTGTATGAGTGTTTTAGCAAAGAGGGGAAAACACTAGTGAACAAACAACAAGAATCAGGGATAGTCGTTTGGCTACTGCCGGTGCTTGCTGTTTTAAGTTTGGGGGCATTATGGCTGAAATAGGGAAACCAACCCCCTGCTACAAATGCAATAGATTAAACATTACTAAGAGGTGTGTGATATGCACCCTACTTGGGAGAAGTGCAGATGGCTAAAGACCTCAACCCAAAGCAAGAGCTGTTTTGCAAACTATTCGCTACGGACAGAGAGTTTTTCGGCAATGGCACGCAAGCATACATAGAAGCCTACGACCCACCAAGGAAGTCTAAGAACTGGTATGTAGCCGCCAGAAACAGTGCAAGCGATCTCCTTACAAAACCTTACATCCTAGATCGTATCAATGAGCTTTTGGAGGAGGGCGGTCTAAACGATGTCCATGTAGACAAACAATTAGCTTTTCTAATCACACAGAATGCTGATATGAAGACTAAGATCTCGGCCATCAAGGAGTACAACAAACTCAAGAGCCGAATCCTAGAGAAATCAGAAGTAACCCATAAATTTGAGGAAATGACTGATGAGCAGCTCGAAGCAGCTATCAAGGCAAGAGAAGATCGAGTATCTTGAACTGCTAGCTGAAAAAGAACGTAGGCAGCGGGAAAACCCTCTGAAGTACGTTCAGCAGCACGACAAGCAAAAAGAAGCTACTGCTAGCGATAAGGCTATCCGGTCATTGTTCTGGGGCAACCGTGTCGGCAAGACTGAATGGGGTGGCCAAGAGGCAGCCAGGTACGCCACCTGTCAACATCCACACCGAGAAATGAAGCCGCCTTTTGAGATATGGAGTGCATGTCCATCATTTGACGTGCAGGAACACACTACTCAACAGAAGCTACTAAGGTACATCCCAGAAAAGCAAATTAAGCGCATAGAGTACCTACGCGGCAAGATTATCAAGAAACTAGAACTCAAGAACGGCGTTACTATCTTATTCAAGTCCTATGAGCAGGGCAGAGAGAAGTTTCAGGGTGCCGGTGTTCGCCTGATATGGTTCGACGAAGAACCACCGAAAGATATTTATGAAGAATGTTTTGTGCGTGTCGAAGCCGGTCAGCAGCTAGACGTTATTATGACCATGACCCCCGTTAAGGGCATGACGTGGGTGTACGACAAAATCTATAAAGACACTTCAAATCCCGACATATTCATATCAACAGCTGGCTGGAAGGATAACCCTTGGCTGACTGAGAAGCAGATAGAACAAATGAGCCGGGGTTTATCCCAAGAATCCCTGCAAGTGAGGCGTGATGGTAAATTTGTAAAACGCGTCGGACTTGTCTGTAACTGGTGGGATAGGTCCAAGCACCTCAAACACTACGACACCCTACCGAAATCTTGGACATACTACGAAGTACTAGACGGTGGCTGGTCTGACCCTGCCGCTTGGCTGCTGATGGGCGTAGATCACGATAATAGCCTTCACATCATTGACGGCTTCAGACGCAAGCACACCGACAATATGAGGCTCAAAGAGATTAGAGACTCTAAGGTTACTGGACTGACGATTACCCGTGGCTGGATAGACAACAACGAACCCCGCTTGCAACTAGAGCTATCTAAAGCTGGATGGTACCTATCTCCAGTGGAAAAGGTAGCCAATGAGTCGAAGTCATGGGATGAAACACTGGCCGAGAAGCTTGCCGAGTATGGGAAGATTCAACCCGGCACCGGCGAACCCCGCTTATTTGTATCTGACACCCTGATTGAAATGAATGAAGAAACTGGTGAGGAAGAAAACTTCTTGATGCAGGAGATAGAAAACCTTGTCTGGCTTGAAAAGAAAACTAAAGGGGGAGAGGAGATTACCCCTAAGTGGGATGACCACCGTAGATATGGACACCACTTTGACGCTATACGAGCTTTGTCCTACATGCTCATTAGCTATAACAAACCGATTAAGAAGAAGCAGCAAACAACAAGCGGTAACCTAACAGGCCTCTGGGCCAGGAGATAGAGATGGGCAAAATACCCAAGTTCGGCAAAATAACCAACACTACCGTACTAGATGAGCATGGCTCAACCGCAAAGGAAGCAACCAATTATCAAAAAGGCTTGCCTATCTATCCTAAGCGTCGAGACTTTGAGTATCGGCACCCTTGCGAAAAGACCGACATTGCCACGATCAGCAAGATAGCGCATGACCTGCTGGCAGATGAAACAAAGCTTGACGCGCACCTGCGGTTTGAGACACGCGCCAATAATGGCCGCAAGCGGCACTATGTCGTGGAGTGCTACAGCAAATTAGTTTACTAAAAAACCTAACTATAGTATAATCACCGCCAAAGGCCAGCGAAGTACGCAACCTTGAATAAAGGAAAGCGTACTTTTTGTTTTGGCACACTCTTTCATAAACAAAGACAATATATTCGACCTCTATGCGACCAGTAAGACACACACTGAGTCGCTAACTGAGCATTACCCTGAACTACAGCGGATAGCTCGCAACCGACCGCTAGACACCACTGACCCAGAGTTTCCGAACGTTACCGATGGCACTAGCGCGTCTATTGTTCAGAAGTCGCCAAAGCGTGTCGTCCAACAGCTCCCTACCGGCACGATTGAGTGTGAAGATGAAGATGACTACATGGGTGTCATCGCTGAAGATGTCTATCAGCGCAAGATTCTGCCGTATGCCAATGAGGACTACTCGCTCTTTGAGAAGTCTCACCTGGTTATTGAAAGCGGCCTGACATTCGGCTCGACCTGTACTTATGCACCGTTCATGAACCATGGCGGCTACTTTTGCCCTGACTTAACCATCCCTTACTGGGGCGACATCTTTATTCAGAAGGGCAAGAAATCAGCCAGAAGCTCAAGTTATATATTCATCCGTGCTTGGTGGCAAAAAGAGGACATTGAGCGCCTGATAGACTCTGAGAAGCAGCTCAAGAAAGACAACCCCAACTATGAAGCAACGTGGGACATAAAAGCACTCCAGTCAATCGTAGACGCAACCAGTGTCAAGGATGACCAAGCTACAACTCCGCACGAAGAAGATCGCAGTATAAACCCAGAGGGTATTGAACTAGTCACCGGCTTCCAGGATGGTATCGGCGCAGAGTTCTACACCTTCAACCCGACAAAGAAGAAGATTGTACGCACTAAGAAGAACAAAGACCCTCGCGGCAAAATGCCACTACAGTGGTTCTTTGGTGACATTGATGGCACCAACCCGATGGGTCGAGGAGTCATTGAGCTAATTGGTGGACTGCAAAATCTTATCGACTCTGACATGCAGATGTACCAGTACAACCGCGCCTTAATGCTTGCGCCGCCGGTTATTAAGTACGGTCAACTCGGCAGCTTCCAGTACAAGCCGAACATCGTACTAGAGACTGATGACCCGAACGCCAAGATTATACCGCTAACCATCGACACTACAGCCATAGCGAACTACCCACAGCTCTATGGTCTACAAAAGTCACAGCTACTTAACCTCGTCAACTCACCCGACACCTCAATCAGCGCAGAAATCGGCAACCCGGGCTTCTCTAAGACACCAGCCGGTATCAATCAACAGAAAGCCACCATCTCGGTCGATGACAACGCGATTAGAAAGCAGTTTGAAACATGGTTTGAAGATTGGTCTGAAACAGCCATCAACCTGTATTTTGCCGAGAAATCGGGCAAAGAAGTTATCCAACTCAGCAAAGAAGCAGCCGACAAGCTCCGCGAGCTGGCTGAAGAAGAGAAGTTCGACGGCTCCCTACTTAACGATAACGACGAGATACTATTTGACTTTGACGACAAAGAGTACAAGTTCAAGTTCCGTGTTGACGCCTCCACCTCAAAAGTAGAGGACAGCGCCACCCAACTCCAAGCACTCCAACTGATTCAAGAGTACATCAACGGCAACCAAGTAGTCATGCAGTCACTGCCACCAGAAAAGCACCTCGCTATCTATAACCGTATCGTCTCGCACTCCGGTGTCGAGGACTCAGAAGATCTGAAAGTAGACATTGACAAGTTCATCGAAGAACAACAAATGCAGCAACAGGCCATGATGCAGCAGCAAATGGCGCAAGAACAGGCCATGCAAGAGCAAGCAATGGCTGAACAGGCTATGGCCGAGGAGCAGATGGCACAACAAATGCCAGCAGAGGTGCCGCAAGAAGTGACGCCCGAAGTGCAGACCGATTCTACCGACCAGCAGATTATCCAGCAGTTAGTCCAACTTGGCTTGCCTGACGACATCATTCAGGAAGCTATGGAAATGCTCGACGAGGGTACACCGTACGAAAACGTATTACAGGCAATTGGCGCATACCAAGAGGTGACAAATGTATAACGATAACGTCTATCCACTAACCGGCCAAGCCTTCCGTCCTGGTGTTAAAAGCATTGTCGAGAAGAATGAGCGCAGCAAAGAGCAAATCGTTGAGCAGCTGCCGCTCGTAAAGGAAGTCTTAGCCCACCTAGACAAGCAAATTGCATTTTACGACTCAGTGAATTCTGTGCCAGATGAAGTATTACTCAAGCCCGAGGAGTTTATGCACCTAATCGCCGCCAACAAGTTGACCGTCCAGAACCTAAGAGCAGAGAAAGGATTCATAGAGAGCAAGATTAAGAGTCTCAAGTAGGTTTGTTGCGTGTAG